GAAAACTTACTTTTTTTGTAGTCTAGGTTTATGTAATTTGCTAATGGTGCATCTAAGTCTTTAATTACATTGGTAATCCAAAGGTCTCGACGAAGGATTTTAGTCATCAAAAGGCAATCGTCTAAGGCTTGTCCAGCAGGACCTATGAAACCACGAGGAGGATTTCCTCTTACCTCGTCTGCACCTGGCTGCTCACCGCAGATTGCTAAAGTGGCTTCTGGTGGACCGTTAGGAGGAACGAAGGTTCGTTTCATTTGCTAACCTCAAATTTTAGATTGAATAAATTTTAATCGAACTACTCACAAATCCAAACTGCAATAGTTTTCCAATAGTTTATTTTCTTCCATAATATAGGAGCACATTTAATTACTGCTTTGTTAAATACTACAAATCCTGCACATAGGTATGATGTAGTTACCATATATAATCCATCTTTCATATTAAGCCTTTTGTGTCATCAAGTGTGCTTTAACCAGAAAACTATCCTTATATGAACTGGACAACTCAAATCCCATTGCGTTCATTCCTATCTCTGTAGCAGCCAAAAGGCCATTACCAGATCCAAGAAAAGGTATAAGAATCCTACTGCCAGTAAAAGCAAAGGTATTGTAAATTTCCTTATAAAGTTCAATTGGACGTTCAGTTGGATGAGTTTGTTGGTTGGATTGTATACGTGGAAAGTTAAAACTATTTGCACGGCCTGGTTTGTTTAAGACTGGTTGACCCTTATGCGCATAGAAAAAGGCATCATAGCTGGTACTCAGGCGTGTATTTGGTTTGAGATTTTGTCCAGGAGTATTTTTAGTCCATATAGCACAATGCCTTGATACACCAAAGCCTGTATTCCTTATTTCATGATAGAAAGTTTCAAACCAAGGCTGCATTGAGAACCAACAGAGGAGCCAGGAGTTAGGTTGCATTACCCTATAACATTCCTTGAATAACTTTTGAATGAATGGTTTGTAAGTATCTTGGTCTATCTCATTGTAATTGTCAAGTTGGTAAGATGATTCACCATCTATCTTTTTATATTTGGTGTAATCTATTGCATATGGTGGATCTATTTCAACTAGGTGGAATAAACCATCAGGTATATCCTTAACTCCTACAAAGAAATCCTTGATTATAAAACTTTTGTTTAGTTTGTCTAAGGTTATATCTACCGACTGAGTGGCAATCTTCTCAGCTAATTGTTGCTTAATGGAGGCTTCACTTACCTTAGATATAACCTTAGATGCATCACTGGCAGTTTTACAAGTAGCAAATAACTCAGGGAATGCTTCCCTAGCCTCAGCACGTTTGATGGCCTGGACCACAGTGGCTTGGTTTATGTCACCTAGGAGTTCCGCAGTGTCACGAGTTCCCCATCCATCACCGCCAGGGCCTGGCGCTTTAGTTCCTAATAACTCTTGTTTCATTCTATGGATTTCTAAAGTTAACCTATCATACTCGTAGTATTCCATATCCTTCTTATAAAAATTCTCAGCTTTTTCAATTACCTTAATCTCAAGTGGACTTAGGTCCTCATCATAGATTCGAGCAGGAATATCACTTATTCCTTCTAAGGCTAAAACTGTATACCTACGTTCTCCTGCTAAGAGTAAATAGGTTCCATCATGATTATCTTTAACTGCAAGAGGTTGAATTAGGCCACTCTCATCCATGCTTGCTTTTAAGCCTTCCAAATCACCCATCACTTCTCTGGTGCGGTCTTCACCAACTATGACTTTGACTGTAGGAATCATTCCAACCTTACCAACTTTGATGGTCATTTATTCATCTCCAATAATGTTTTCAACAATTCGTTTTTTCCCTCTTCATTTAACTTATCCATGTCAAGTTTTGGCTTGTTTTCTTTCTTGGGTTTAGTAACTTGTGATTTGATAGGAGTACGACGATTAAGACGAATTAACCGAAGGTGTTCTATCCCTTCATCTATGGTCATGTCGGTGATGGAGGGAATTCCAAGGTCTTCAAGATTTGCCATGGTCTACCTCTTTATTGGCATTAAGATAGGTACAATTACAATAATAACATTTACTATCGGCTATCCTTGTAATCCTAATACAAGTTATTAAGTTAGTAATAGGATTTACAAAATGTTCTTCTATTGGATGCTTACAATGAAAACATAAAGTTTCACTTTCTTCCATTATTAATTTCCTCAGCAATTTTCTCTGCCCTATGCAACGATGGTAATACTTCTCTAGGTTTAACTATCCCAGATGCTAATGCAGCTATGAATGGATCACCGTGTTTTTCAACCATGTCTAGGACATCATCTAGGATTGCACTGAATAGGACTTTCCTAATTCCAAATTGTCCTAGAACTTTGTTAGCCCTGGATTGTTGTTCTAGGGTGATATCAAAACCAAAACGTGGGGTATAGGTAGTGGATGGCATTAGTTTTCCTCCCTGGCCTTCTTGGCGATTGCTGTGTTAGTACAAGTCCTCACTAAATAGTATATTATACTCATAACCTTCAGGGGGATACACTTTCTATTCTTGCTATATCTTGTAGTTTTCTACCTTCATTGCGATCAACAAACCTATTGCGCGATGTAATAAATCCTTGAATATCTTCAGTTGATCTCAAAATCTTTTTCCTTTGCATTACAAGAAAACAATCTCCATGACGATGGCCGCGATAAATTCCAGATGGAGTTTTTATAGCTGCACAAATACATATTTCCTTCAGCTCCTCGTCTAACTTCTCGATGCGGAGCTTGAGCGCGGCAATTTCGGCTTGCAAATTATCAACAAGTATATTGTGTACATAGAATAGATTATCACAATTTAGGCAGTGATTAATTGGATACTGAGTTAAAGCTTTCGATACTGCTTCACTTCCGCATTTAGGGCAGTTCATAGTTTGAATTCCCTTATTTTAATGGTTGAATTGTTAATAAGGAACTGTGCTTGTTCGTCGTATAGTTTATCTTCCACACATACAATCTCAGATATTCCTGCGTTCAACAAAGTTCCAAAGCATTTAGAACAAGGAATTACTGAATTAAGATAACAAGTAGTTCCTAATGTAATTACTCCATTTCTAGCTGCATTGGAGACTGCATTTTCCTCAGCGTGTTGAGCAGGACAAAGTTCCATGTGGGTGCCTGATGGGTAATTAAGTAGTTTACGAGGACATATATCTGATTTAAATACATGGCCCACTAATAAATGTCGTATATTCTCATCCTTATCATATCTATCATATCCACAATGTGGAATACCTCTAGGAGGTCCATTGAATCCAGTACTAACTATTGATTTATCTTGGACTAGGATGGAACCTATTTGTCTTGATAGGCAAGGTGATTTAGTGGCTATTGAGTTACACAAGGTAAGAAAATAATTATCCCAGTTCATTGGACCTCCTTTGATAATTAGATATAAGCCTCATCACGAAGCAAGGCATCAATAAGCATGGTGTAGTTACGTAAATCTCCTAACTTTTCATTCCATTGTTTATCAGTATAGTGTCCTGGATTCTTTGACATTTGACAAATGGAATCATAATGTTTGGTCATAAATCCTACTGCTGCTTCAATGGAATTAATTCCTTGAATAGCTGCCGACCTTTTAAAGTTAATTAAACGGTCAGTAGGCCCTGAATATTCAGTTCCTTTTTTAACTAGGACTCGTTTACTCCTATTAATGCTTGCTTCTACTTCTAACAGGAATTCTTCGTTGGTCATTAGGTCTCCTTATTCCTGGGCATTGATTTAACGGCCTATTATTTAAGTAATGCAAGCCACGCTTAATTACCCCAGAAGTTAATTCCAGGCTGGGAGAGCTACCCGCAAATGGATTTAACCAAAGCCCTTGCCCACTTACGCCCAAAGGCCTTATGTAACCAAATATAGTCAGATAAGCCTTGGCTATATCCAGTATACTGCCTCTTTAACGGTATCAGGACCTGGAAAGTTAATTAATAATTCGAATCAACCTTATTTGAAGCACTTGGGCCAGTGATATACTTGGAGATATTGTTTTTGTCTCCATATTGTTCATCCTTTTGTACTCCGAGAATAACCCAACCTTTTTTACCAATGAGGTCTTCGAAGCCGAATGGTTTGGACAAGTCTACCTTAAAACATTGGCAGAATTGACCAAAGTTGTAGGTGTTCTTTTGTTTTTGTTTCTCATCCAATTTGGCCTTGTCAAGAGGATTGAAGAAGAAGGTGTTGAATTCAAGAACCATTGGGTCCTTGGGAATATCAAAACGAGGCATGAACCAACGAGCACCATTCTTCTCGCTGACACCTTCGTTGATTCCTATGATTCTAATTTCAGCCTCAGTTCCTTTGTCTAGTATGTGTGGTGCTGGCGCGTCTGATATTTCCTTTTCCATCGAACTAAAATCCATAAGTGGTGACATCTGGTGATTCTCCTTTTTGTGATTCATTGTTAGTTTGAATGATTTTTATTCGATCTTATTTACTTACATGGCTAAATTTGGATCTATAAAATCCAATCTAGCCTTGTCCTCCCAATTAAGTCCAATCTTTTTCAAAATGGCTTTAATGTCAGCAGGTTCTTCGGCATTGAGGATACCTGAACCTTTTAGTCTTGACCTTGCTGCAAACTCTCCTTGGGCTTCTGTAACGATTACCCTTTCTAATCCTTGTGAAGTCTCCTTGGTTTTCATCACATAAAGTTCATCAAAGAGGAGTGGAATAGTTGTTACTGCTTTTCCTATAGTAAGAAAGCGGTACCTAACCTCTTCTGTTCTAACACCTGTTTTTCTATCGTAACTTAGTACTTTCACCTCCTTATTTAAATGCCCTGTGAGAATAAAGTCACAGGGAAGGGACATTAGTTTGGTAATATAAATGGTCATATCATGTTTAACTGGAACATAATCTTTTCCCCAGTCTGGTGGAGCACCATTGGTTTGAGAATACATGGCTGAGTTAGCCCATGAAGTAGCACTATCTAGGCAATAAGTGCCAAAGGAATTAAAGTAACCTATTTGTAAGCGGAGTTCAATGGTTTTTTTCCACTTATCAAACCTATTAGGCTCTAATGGATCCTCTCCTTCCCACTGTGTATCAGCGATAATATCACCTGATTCAATCCACTTCCGTAAGCATTTAGTTCCTCCGGGATCAAATGAGTCAACGTGAATAGGTCTGCGACAACTTCTAAGGAGGAACGTTTTGCCTGATCCGGACTCTCCACAGATAAGAGCGCTGAACCGTTTTTGTAAAGGATCTCCTGCATAATACTCCTTTATTCGTTTTAGTTCGTTTTGGATGGTATAAGTCAAGGCTTTTTCTCCTGTATTCTTCCTTCTTTAATAAAAGACCTAAATGACTTAAAACAGTTATCACATAAGTCTAAATGGTTTCCTAATTCAGAATCAAAACTACCTATATCAAGTTCATGATCTAGGTTATGGAAAAAGAATTTATCACACCTATCACATTTTTTATATTGTCCACTCATCTTGGCATCTCCAAATTCTTCTTAATTTTGGTTTCAATAGTTGAGGGATTCCAGAATTCCTCACGGAAGCCTATCGGAGGAATTGCACATCTTTGAAGTGGATTAGTCCACGAAATACAAAAGTCGTGGTATGGGCAACCTTTAAAGTCGGTGCAGGACTTTGGATTTTGACGGAAGGCTAACATGACTGGATCTTCTATGTTACAGTGATGGAGCCGATCCATATCAGTGTCAAGTTCGTCCATTATCATTAAGGTATTGTGTAACCAAACATTCATTTGGTTTGGCGTCTTAAACGCAGGTACTCTTCTGAGAGTAGCATGGTATCCTGCACTTCTCTGACTTGATCCTCGCATAAGGAACTCAAAACCCGTTCCACAAAATTCAACTCCAAGTACTTCTTCAATTGGGTATTGGCAGTACAAACAGTGTGTATAAGTTCCATTCTGAATCGAGAGGTAGAATTGATTTGACCATTGGTTTTTATTGATGTATTTGCCATTTGTACTTTTGTGGTCCCAGGAGAATATTTTTCCGTCACTTAACCTCCTCATGTGTGAATCCATTTTGTAATGAAGGATTCGTTTTTCATCCATTGGAACTGTACCTGAGATTTCAGTTAGCTTGACTCCATTGGACTCAACCACCTCATTTTCAACCAAGTCACGTTTACGTTCCTCAGCGAATTTGAGCAAGGCATTTAGTACACCGTGAGGATTTTTAGGTTTGTAAATTTCATCCGTGGCTTCGTCAAATTGGAGGCGGTAGTATTGGAAGAACTTAGTAAAGGCACCGTCTACATCCTCATAACCATAAAGGAGTTGGTGTT